AGCGGCGATCAAGGCTGAGTCACCGCGTTACAACTACCAGCATAACCGAGCACCCAAATGAGCGAACTTCTGACCTTGGATGACATCGCGAAGCTCTGGAAGGTGCGCCGCGAGTTTGCCCGCCGCTACATCGTGCGCCGGCCGGGATTCCCGGATCCAGCGCCCGGATCCACGCGCAAGAACCTGCGCTGGCGCGAGCCCGACATTCATGCGTTCCTGCTGGGTTCCCACGAAAACGCCCACCAATCGTGATTTCTCCAATGACTTCGATTCCGGCCTCCGGCACCACCATATGGAATGCTCGCGTATCGCAGCGTTTCGTTCCGGTGGAAAACGGTTCGTCGCGGCTCATCAGGTACGATGCCGCCCACGATCATCCCACGGGAAAGTGGGATTGCGAGGGGCGCGATGTACATCCAGAAAGTCGGAGACAAGTGGCGGTGCCTGGTCGAGAAGCACGGCCACCGGCCATCCAAGACATTCGACACGAAGGTCGAAGCCCAGCGGTGGGGGAACGCCAAAGAGGTCGAGCTAGACGCCCTGAAAGGATCCAAGGGCAAGACCTTCGGCGCGGCCACGGCCTACTACCTGCTGACGGTGAGCCCGGAAAAGGTCGATGCGGTCGAGTGGGATCGCCGGCGCTTTGCGTCGATGGCCGAGTTCTTTGGATCCACAACCCCGCTGGTCAAGATCACGAGCGCCGAGGTGGGCAAGTGGCGCGACTGGCGGCTGAAGTCGGTCAAGGGGTCCACGGTGTTGCGCGAGGCGAACCTCCTGCGCAACCTTTTCCGGCTGGCGCACGACGAATGGAAGTGGATCCCGCACGAGCCGTGGAAAGGCGTGCGGTGGCCGGAGGACTCCGAAGACAAAGAGCTTGTCTGGGGCTGGAGAGAGATCCGGCGGGTGCTGCGCTACTGCCAGCGGGGAGGCCCGAAGCAGCAGGAAGTGGGGATGCGGCTGAACGAGGTGTTGGCGGCTCGGCTGGCCGGGACAGTCGCCGTCCTACCCCGCCAGAAGACCTCCAAGAAGAACGCGGGTCCGGTCAAGGTGCCGCTGACCCGCCACGGTCGGCGCCTGCTTGCTGCTTCGGATCCGTTCGTCGTCGGCGCGAACGAGGCGAGTACGCTGTTCAATCAGGTCTGCCAACAGGTCGGGATCCGCGCGAAGGGCGAGCCAGGGCTCACGTTTCACGACAGCCGAGCGACGTTTGCAACCCTGATGGCCCGCAAGGTGGATGTCCTGACGCTCGCGGCCCTGACCAGGCACCGGGACATCAATCTGCTGCGGCGCAAGTATTACCGCGAGACTGCCGAGCAAATAGCCTCACGGCTATGAAAGGAGAATGAGGAAGTGAGCGAAACAGAACTGAAGCAATTGCTAGACCGCATCAGAAATGTGGCCCCGATGACCCCTGAGCAGATATTCGAGCAAAAGATCAGTTATGTATTCGGGATGCTCGATGCAGACAACCCGCTGACCAAAGACGATGTGCGCCGCATTCTCCGAGAACAGGCGGGGTACACCCCATGACCCCCGACCTCCCCGAACTGCCCTTCATTCCAGAATCGAACGAACTGCGCATTCGTCTACTGGCTTGGGGAAGGCAGTGCGTGATGCAGGAGCGGGAGCGGGCGGCGAAGGTTTGCGAGGAACTGGCGACCACTCACCACGAAATCGATGATTTGCTCGAAGAGCTGATTCACTCCGATTGCGCCGCCGAGATCCGTAAGGAGCCGAAATGAGCGACTACACCGACGCGCAACGCTGGCAATGGCTAGCATCGCTCAAGTGCAATTCTTTCTCGCTTGGCAGAGATGAGAACCACGCCTGCAACTACATGACCGCGAAGCAGTGGATCGAAGAAACCTGCCACGAAGACTTTCAGGACGTGGCGCCCGACGAGTTGCAGCGCATGAAGGACACGAACACCATTTGGGCATTGCAGATTTATCCGCATACGCCTGTTGGCTTCAATGTCTGGTACGGAGCGACCGCAGAAAGCGTCGTTGATGCGGCCATGCGTGACTATGGAGTCGAACCCGCAGCGGCTGTCCTTGCCAGATAGGGAGTCGAGGTCGCAGGCTGGTTACTGCGCTTTGTCCTCGACATGGGGTTATCCAATATTTTTGACATTGGCCGTGCAAATTGAAGATTCAATCTTCAAACGGCCATACGCAAGTTGCGTAGGGATCACACCGCAAAGTGCGATGGCCTGAAGTTCTTCCACGCCTCAAGAATCGATCTGCCCGTAGACCAATAGATGCGATCGGTTCCGGGGAAGCCGCACATCCAGTAGCCCCGATCCAGCTTCAGACGGGGCTTTCTTCGGATGCCGATGTATTCCCCCGGCTCTGCGAAGGGATGCAGGACGTGCGGAGGGACGGGTTTCATTTCTGCATCCTGTCGAGAAGCCAAAGCCCTGCATTCGCCCAAGCGTACCCGCTATAGACGATCACAAGAGGCCAGTTCTTTTGAGCGCCGTACATGGCAGCGGCAGCGAGATAGCACAAGCCTGGAATGACAATGAGAGCTGCGGTCATGGTCTGCGCTTCATCGGTGAAGCGTGTATTGGGAGGTTGCGCTTCACGTCAACATCTCCGGCGAGAAGTGAAGCGTCTGCGCCATCGCTCCGTTCGAGTGGTAGCTGTGCCCGAGAAGCTCACGCGCTGCGGCAAGTCCCTTGTCGGCGGCCCACGCGTTGCGCGCGGCCAATGTCGGGTGCTGGTAGATCATCATCCCGCGCTCTTCCTTGCCGCTGTGGACGATGAAGTGCTTGTGGTGCATGTGCCCGGTGTGGCAGATGCGATAGGTGGCCTTGCCCCACATCTCGGCGAAGTCGGCCGCGAAGATCCCCGGAAGTTCTCCCAGCCGCGCCTTGTCGCCGTGGTGCGTGGCGATCATCGTCTTGCCGAACAGCATCGCCCAGTACGGGCGGATCGACTGCTCCACCGTCACCCGCGGCTCGCGCTCGAAAATGCGCGTCATCAGCTTGCGCATCCACCATGCCGATAGAGGATCGTGGTTACCCGGCTTGATCACCAGGCGCACGCGCTTGTAGCGTTTGAGAGCATGGAGCGCGCCTGCCTCAATCACCTCGGCGCCCACGTCCGCGATCTTCGGATAGCGTCCATCGACATCCAGCAGGTGCTTGCTCGCGGGTGTGAGCGGCAAGTATCCGTCCGTGTCGGTGAAGTCGCCGAGGATGCAAAAGAGAAGTTCCTCAGCCGCCGGCAGGTTGTCCATCAGCCAGCAGGCCCCGGCCAATATCTGCTCGCGGGCGATGTTCAAGTCCCAGTCGCCCGAGCCGGTCTCGCGATCCCAAGCCAGAGCGCCGACGTGCCCATCCGCGATCGTGACCTGATTGAGAACATTGGCGGGACCAACAGTATCCGGCAACTCGCGCGGCTCGAGCGGCTCAATGCTGAGCACGCGGCGATCCAGCGTCTCGAGGATTTCAGCGTCTCGCGCTGCGGGGTGCTGCCTTTCCCACGTTCGTTCAATAACACCGTCCTTGCGCTGGACGGTGACCTTGCCCATGAGGTAGCCCGGTGCGACTCCAGCGTTCCAGTGTCCCGGCGCATGCCCCTTGCGCGCCTGGATGATCGCTTCGCGCCCCAGCGCCGCCAGCTCGCGCAGCTCTTCGTCCGCTGGCATCGGCAGGTTCTCGTCGAGGCTGCGGCGGTCTTCACGGGTGCCGTAACCACGCTCGATAGCTTGCTGTACGCGGCCCTCGAAGGTGCGCGAGTTCAGCCCGGCGATGAGGGTGTAGCCCTGCGAGCCGCGGCGCTTGTAGGCTTCGACCGCTTGCAACGCCAGAAGATCGGGCAGCGGCGGGTTCGGCATGTCAGGCTTTCAACCGGTAGGTGCGAACCGGCCCGCGCGACCCGCTATCGTGCTTGCAGACAATCTTGACGGCCAGCACGGGGTCTGTGAATGCGAGTGCTTCATACGCGCACATCGCCGCTTTTGAACCGGTGCCGATGGCCTCGATTCCATGCGCCACCTTTTCCGGAACCAGGTTGTTTCCGTAGTAGAACAACCCACCATCGGACATCACCAGCGCTTCGCTTTCGTTGAACTTCGGCGCCTGCCCTTTCGCTCCGCCTCTGAGCCATTCGACGAATAGCCTGCCCTGGGCGAAGTCGCCGGCAATCCCGACGAGGCAGCCTTTCACGCGCCAGACCTTGCGCTGCGACCACACACGATCGCTGTCTGTCGTGGTGCCATCCGACACCATCACGCCGAGGCGCAGGTCAGCGAGGATTGTCGTCATTGATCCGTCCCCAAAAAGTAGATGAGAAGCCCCGCCACAATCACCCCGCCCCATAGCCCTGCAAGCCAGTGATGAAAAGCAGCACCGATGACCGTACCGACAGCGACGCACACCACGGACAGGATGAAGGGCGCAGACACGGCCCTAAACCTCTTTCAATTGCCGGAATGCGCGACGGAAGATGACGCCGCCCGAACCCTTGCGATCGATCACGATGACGTCGTGGTCCTTGTCCTCGGCCCAGCATGCGGGAATGAACTGGCCCGCGAGCATCACGTCGGCCCGCTTGGGCGGTGTCATTGCGCCGCTCTCTGCCAGCACCTTCTTGGCATCGTCGGACGAGCAATCGGAGTCCAGCGCCGTGATCGAAAGCGGCCCTTGCTGGTAGATCATGGTGGCGCGCGATGGCGCGCACACAGCGAAGAGCACCGCGGCGATGAGGAGTGTTGGCGTGTGCTTCATGGCTTTAGTTCCTCGTATTCGCGCTGGCACTGGAGCCCTGCGGCGCGCGATTCGTCGGAGAAGGAAGCAAGCTGTCGAGCTCTTTCGACAACCCGGCCGAGCACGTCGGCGAGCACATCGGCGGCGCTGGAGGCTGTTTCGCTGTTGCCGACAACGGCGGGATTGATGGCGGATCGACGTGCAGCGGCGGCGAGCTGGTTGGCGCGTGCGCGCAGGCGGTCAGCAGCGCTGGCAGCAGAAGCAGCATCGGCGCGCGCTTGGGCAAGTTCGAGATCATGGGCACGTTGGCTCTCCTGTTGCGCCGCAAGGCGCCGGTTAGTTTCTGCAGCGTTCGCTGCGGCTTCGGCGAGGGCGCGCTGCTCCTGTTCCTTCGCGGCCTTGTCCCACTTCACCTGGACCTCGGCGCGACCTTCGGAGCGCAGCGACTCGTTGTACGAATGCACGCCGTAGGTGACGCCGCCGATCAAAAGTGCAGCAAGCACCGCAACGACTGCCAGTTGCACCGTGCGGCCACCGGGGATGAGGTCGAGAATGTTCATGGCGGGTCCGATGGATCTAGGGGGTGCGGTGCGCGCTCTTCTTCGTCTGCCATGCGAAAAACGAGCACCAAGGCATCACGAACGCCCGCGGCTTCGGCGAATGCGCCGGCGTCCTTCAGGCGCTTTTCTTCGCGGCAGAAACGCTCTGATATTTCGACGACAGAAAGCGTGCTGCGGATGGGGGTTTGAGGAAGCAGCTTCATTGCACTTCCATGCATCTTTGGTAGCGCCCGAGTTGGCGAGTCCACACCCCACGGCAGCGCGTGTTGCCGGGTGTTGAGCAGTCAAATCCGGCCGCGAAACGGTACAGCAGTAGGTCTTGGCACGCGCGCCAGTAATTGCCCACAAGCAAGTCTTGTCGCATCGACGAATTCGCCCACGCGCTCGATCCGTATTGGTAGACCCAATCGCCGCAGTACAGGTCGTACTCAGTCTGGGTCAGTGCCACACCCGGTAGCGAGTCGCGACACTTGGCCTCTTCCTTCGCGATGTGCTCTCCAGCGAGTTGAATTGCACGCACCGGCGTGATCCGCTCGCCCATGCGGACGGGAGTTCCGTCAGCGTGGTAAGTTGACCCAAGTCCGTATGTGGGCCGATCACCTTTCGTCGGAATGATGGCAGTGTCGGTGTAGTGTTCGCTCGTTGCGATGCTGATGAAGCCAATCGCAGACAGGCTCAGCGACGCGACGACGATGCGCGTGTTAAGCGCCACTTCCTTTTTCCTGATACGCCACTGCACCCATGAAAGCGATCACCAGCGCAGAAAAGCACGTCGCAAAGTTGCCGCCGTCCAGATGCCCTGTGGATAGCATGGCCGTGATGATCCCCAGCGCGAGCACGAATGCGACAGACTTGCGCTCAAGCACCGAACGCAGGAACGCTTCACTCATTGATCGCCGTCCGGTGCGATCTGGTCAATGTGCAGCATCGCAAGTTTCAGGCGCTGCCGCTGGAAATACAGGTTCACTAGCAATCCGGCCAAAGCCATTGCCATACCGAAGACGATGCCCGCGACGGTCCACTGGTTGAGCGTGAAGCCCAGCACCTTTTCTTGAGCATTGGGCGGCAGGATTGATGCTGCCGTAGCAGACCCCACCGAGAGCGATGCCCCGGCATTTGTCACGGTGGAGGCGACGCGAGATGCAGACTCGTGGCTCACGATCACTGTCCTTTCGATACGCGATACTCGAGGGGCAGATAAGCCCCGTCGCGCTCCTTGATGAAAGCGCGTTCGCAATGTCCGGCGACAACCTCACCCGCATCGTTGAGATATTGCGGATCTGGCTTTTGCCACGAGAACAACAAATCAATTAGTGGCCGAAGCGCTCGGCCCAGTGGCTTTTCTCGAGCACGCCACGCATGCGCCGACAGCGTTTCGGTGGCGTAGCCCTCGTTGCCGGTGAGCGTACAAATCAGGACGTTGGCCAGGCAGTCCAGAGCGATCAGTGCTTGCTGCGCGTTGTGCAGGATGATGTTCACAGGCTCGCCGCCTTGATGAACAATTGGTCCAGTGCGGCGGAATCCAGCCCCATTGCAGTTCCCAGTTGAATCAGGGAAGGACGGTTCCTGTCGAAGTCCAGCGATTCGTCCCATTCGATTTGCATGAGCGCACGCTGTGTCGCATCGGGGATTGCGCTGATCGCAGGCTGCACCTGGTTAAGCAATGGAGTGACGCCGTCTGCTGCCAGCGTGAGCAAAAGAGCCGCCTTCGCCTGCCGACGGGTCACTGTCTGGGGAACGGAGCTGCCGTCGGCCGCCCACATCGCCTGAATCTGAGCGGCCTCCTGATCGGACATTTCCACTTGTTCGCCGTTGACGATTTTGAACATGCCACTACTCAAGATTTCCTCACTCCGTACAGCTTGACCTTGCCGCTTGAGATATTCCCCGTGGAAAACATGATGCGGATTGCGTTGACAACCGCCGTGGTCGCGTGCACCCCACTGCTGATGCAAGACGCATAAACACCTGCCGACACGATCGCGCTAAACGCCCCAGTCATGTACTTGCTAGAGGCCGTCCCGGCAGGGTCGTGCAGGCGTATCACCCCACTGACGCCGCCACCAGATGCGCCAGTTTGTATTGAGGGCGTCAAAAGAATCTTGTTGTCGGAGCCCGAATTGGTGGTCGCCGTTGTTGCGTCGGTGCGCTGCGCAAATGCGGCATAGGCGTAGCTGCTGCTGTCCCAACTGACGCCCGCGTTAGCGGAGGTCAATATCTGCAAATTACTGGAGCTGGCGGGGACCAAGTTCTCCAGATGTATCTCGTACTCATCGTAGGTGGCATCAATGCTTGTCGTGAAGTCCACAGTCGCGACAGAAGAAGGTGCGGCAGTCAAGAGCAGTTGCAGCCCTTGGTTGGTCATCGCGAATGCGGTCGTGGCGAGTTGAGTTGTCGATGTCCCTGCCGCTGCTGTCGGCGCGGCAGGCGTTCCCGTGAAGGTCGGAGAGGCAAGCGGAGCAAACACACCGAACGGCAAGCTCTGGTTCGTCGCGTTCAGGAAGCCGTAGCTCACCGCCGTCACGGTGTTGTCCATCGCCGTGCTGTCGGCAGTGAAAGTCACTGTCGTTAGGCCCGTTCCTGCGCTATAGCTGGAGGCGGTGATCGTGCCGTAGAACGTCCCCGACCCAAGCGTGTATTGCAGGCGGCGGTTGGTCTGGTAGGTGGTGGTCAGGTTTCCGGCGACAGTAAATGACGTGCCGCTGACATAGGCCGGAGTCGTCCCGGCAATCCACTCGCTGAGCGTGAGTGCATTCACGTCGTTCACGCCCGCAACGTTGTCCCACGTCCCCAGCGTGTTGCCGCTCGCATCCTTCAGGATGAACTTGTAGACTTGGCCGCCTTGCAGCCAGATTTCATTGGTGCTGCGCCCCGACGAATCCAGGACGATGGGGTTCGCGTTGGCCACGCTTTGCGTGCTGCTTGTCCACGTCGCACAAGGCGTGGTCGTTCCGGCCTGGTACGTGTACAGGTTGCCGCCGGACAGGACGACTCCGGCATTGGTGAAGAATTGCGCTCCGGCTCCGAATCCGGGGGCGAGGTAGGCACTCATTCGCGCCCCTTGTCGTACTCGAAGTGCGTGGCGTAGCCGAATTCATGCAGCTTCGGTAATTGCTTTTCCAGCCCTTCTCCGATGTCGTCGCGAACCATCATGTTCGAGACGTGGAGCTGGTCGATGGTCTTGTAACAGCGAGAGGAGGCTTGCTTCACATCCCGGCCGAAGCCGGTCACGACGGCAACGTAATCCCCCGAGGTGTTCCACAGCGGACGGCGCACGAGCTTGTCGCCGTCCATGTCGGGAAGGATGTCGATCTTGACCGACTGCGGGTGGATGAACTTCTTGTTGCCGCGCGTCACGCCATAAATGGGAACGCCGGCGAGCTCTTTCTTCGGCACGTTTCCGTGCGGAAAGTCCCCGTGCGCGATGATGGCGCACACTCCGATTTCCTCCTTGAAGGATGTCGTGTCTTTGCCCTCAAGCGCGTCTTTCATCCACGCGATCGGGTCGCCCTCGGTCGCGCCGAGCATCATGTTCGCAATGGGCCATCCGAAGCGGCAGGTCCACTCCAGCGGCCACGCCTTGCCCTTCTCGTCCACCATGAAGCCCAGCGAGATATCCCCGGTGTGCCTCGTCTTGTGGATCACCTCCTCGAGCTTGCCCAGCGTTTCCTTGCCGATTTTGGAGTCGGGAACAAAAGAAGCGACAGTGCCCATCTCTCCGGTGTTGCAGCCGAAGTTGGACGGCATCAGCTTCTTGTGCTCGAAGCATTCGTTGTACTGGCCGACGAAGCCGTCTCGACCCATGAAGCGCGACACGCCGAACTCGATGCCCTTGATGAACTCCTGCAGCATCACTTCGCCCTTGGGCTGGTTGCCCGTCTCGACGAGGCGATCCATCCACGCAATGAGGTCGGCAGGCGATTTCCCAACGTAACTCAATGCCTTGTCCTCGTTGTCGCCCAGCGTCTTGAAGACAAATCGCTCCTCGGTCTTTTCGACGTGCTTCTTGGCCTCCTGAATCGTCTTGAAGGTTTTGTAGGGAGGAACTTCGATGCCGTGCTTCTCGAGCAGCCTCATGCCGTCGCCGCGGCTGATTTCCAGCTTGGCGCTCTCCGGCGTTGGGCCGAAGACCGGGAAGCCCTGCTTGCGAAAGAAGTCGAGCTTTTCGACGTACTTGTCGTTGGACGAGGAGATGATCAGGTCGGCCCACTTGACGTGGGGAACCCAGTTGTCCACCTTCTCGATGCCCTTGAAGCCTCGACCGGTGTCCTTGCTGTTCGAGGGTTTGGGCTCAACGAACCAGCGAACGGCATGGCCCGCCATTGCTGCCCGGAAGCAATAACTGAGGCCCACGCCATCGGTGTCGATATACAGGAGATTCAAGTCGCGCGCACTCCTGAGCGGACATGCTCAGGGGTGAGCGAATGATTTGGTAGGGGAGAAAGCGCTTTGAAGCGGCCTAAAACGCGGATAATGAGAGCCTCCACGAAGGGACGCACATGGAAGAGCACTCCACCCCCAGCGAAGACCTGAAGTACAGCGCTTGGTTCTTCGGCGGGATCGGTCTTTTTGTGTTTTTTGTCATTTACCTTGTGTGGACGCTGCTTTGAGATAAGCGTCTGCGTCCTCTTGGACATCCGGCGATTCGGATTTCATGGCGCGTGGCAACGCTGCCAACGTCGACCCGAAGGCGGCTGGTGACATCTTCGTGGCCTTGGCCAGCCAATCCACGAACTTAGGATTGGTCATGAGCCGTGCCGTTAGGTTGGCCGAAGCCGCACCTCCCAGAAGCGCGGCGGCAGTCTTGTACTGACCTGTCGCTAAAGCGGTCCCAAGCGTGGCCACCTCGGCAATCTGAATGCCCGCAGAGGCCGTCCGCGACGGGTTGGCGAACACCTTGGAGCCTTCCTTGATATTGGAAGCAACCTTGGCGATGTCATTGAGTTTCTGTGCAACTTTCCCATCTCGACCGGAAAACATCACGGCCTTGGCCTCGGGGGACATCTTGTTCCAGTTGGTCAGGAAGGTCTGCGCCGAAAAAAGCGACCCTTCCGCGTTTTGATTGCCGGCCGTTGCCTGCCCCATTCGTCGGATGAAGGCGGACCGAACAACATCCCTCTCCTCGGGTTGCAAGCTTTTCATGACGCCAGCAATCTTGCTGGCACCCGCCTGCATATCGGAGGTCGAAGTCGCGGCCTTGTAGATGTCCTCGTATGAGGATCGACTCAGGACGTTGTCCAGGACGTCTTCTATGCGGGCGTAGCCAGCCTTCGAGAAGGCATTGGCTCGACTCATCGCCTTGACGGCATTCGGGTCCATCGTCGCAACGGCCGCTTGATCTAGATCCTGAGAGAGCGCTCCGTACAACGATTTCCATTTACTGCGCGGAACGTCGGCCGCCAAACCACCGCTTTCGAGCTCGCTGCCGACGAGCGTGCGTAGCTTCTTGATCGCTTCGTAAGGCATGCGCCCAGTCGTCTGCGCCTCCTCCAAATCTTTTTGCATCGCAGATTCGATCGCTTGAATCTTGGCGTTTTTAAATAGCTTTGAGACGTTCTTCGCGCCCTCGATGTCTGCGTTCATGGACTTGAGCGCCTCCATCGTGTTGTCAACCTTCACAGGCGCATCGGGCTTGATGTAGCTATCCAGCTTGTCGTACAGAGCCCTTTGTCCCGCCTTGAAGCGAGACAAGAATCCGCCATCCCCCTTTAGGCCCTTGGAGATTGCGAGTCCCGCCTGTGATGGCGTCGCCTTGGTGCTCAGGCTGTCGGCAAGTTTCTCGGCCTCAGCCCCGATCTGGTCTGCTTGCTCTGCGGCCTTGGACGCCATCTTCCCGGCGCTGCCCGGCATTTTCGACAGAGCGCTCTCTGTGGCTCGCGCAAATCTGCCTTCGGTTGCCTGCCCAGCGGTCGGCTCTGCGCCAGTGCTGCGGAAGGTGTCGATGTTCGCCCGGACCTTGGGCGCGTTTTCATCGGACCCGCGCAACAACCCCTTGACGGCTTTAGCCCCGCCATAGGGAACGGCCGATGGCAAAATCGCCCCCGTCAAACCGGCGGCCATCTGCGCAACAGGCCCTCCTCCAGCTTCGGCTACCGACTGCGACCCGACGCCAGCCAACCCGGCCCCTAGCGTCTGACGTCCGACATCTTGCGACAGCGAACTAATCAGTTCTTTGGCGCCCGTCGGAACTGCCCGCGCCAACTTGCCAGCAACACCAGCCTGCGCACCGACGCCAGCCATACTGGCCGCTCCGGCTTGGGCGATCCGCTCGACATCATTTTTAGGTTGCGGCAGCCCAGCGGCGTTCATTGCTCGCTCCACTGTTTCGCTGGGCAACGCCCCTTCAGATATGTTTGTCCCGGCCGCGTCGTTGATCGCACGAATGCCGACGTTCATGCCCTTGGTCAGCGGGTCGGCAATCATTGTTGGAAGGCTTGTGATCCCGCTAATGGCAGCTCGCCCCGTCAAACCCACTTGTCGAGCTATTTCACGCCCCGCTTTTTTGATCGGCTCGACGTACTCGCTAATGTCATAGGAAGAATCGTCTGAAGGTTTTTCCCATCCATCGTCTTTCTTCGGTGGCGCTTCCCAATCTGACATCACGCCCCCCTCTTCTTGCGCTCGACTTCTCCAGTTTCAGGGTTGACGCGGTAGTCGTACTTGTCCGGCTCGTACTTCGGCCAATACTTCAGCACGGCCCTTTCTGATACTCCAGCGGTCTTGGCGATCGATGTCGGCTTGGGCTCTGGATTGGTTGGCGGAACTTGTCCGCCTGCACGCTTCAACTCGCGCTGAATTCCAGCAATGTCTTCGTCATTGCGCTGCTTGGCTTCTGGCGTGGCGTTCGGGTCCTTGTCCAGTTCCTCTTTTCTCTTTTGCGCCTTACTCAGCTCCTCGGTAAGAATGGCGCGCGCATCGCTGTCGCGCTTCGCCTGCTCTTTGGGATCAACGCGCGGATGATCGTCGCTCCCAGATTCAGACAATTTGCGAAGCTCTGCCTTGGTAGCGGCGGGCGCCTCCTTTGCCGCCTGCATTTCTCGCTTGAGCTGGTCGATGGCGGCCCGATAGTCGCCCTTAGAGAACGCAACGTCGAGAATTTCTCGAGCATGGTCCTTATCCGATTGCGTCGGCACACCTGTAGGCGCGATTGCCCTGGCATAAGCATTAATGAACGACAGATTCGCCGCAGCAAACTGACGAAGCTCTGGGCTGGCAGTTGCGCTTTGCGCCGCCTTCTGCAAGTCGTTAAGACTCTTGATGCCCGATCGTTTCCACTGCTCCGAAGCCTTAAGGGCAAGGTCAGATAGTTTGTCCGCCTCGTTAACCGCCATTCCGACAGTGGCAGCACGATTGCCAAGAGTTCTTTCACTGGCCTTCAGCCCCTCGAATTCGGCTACGATTTGCGCGACATCTGAACCCTTCATGCCGCGCTGCGCGGCAAGTTCGACAGCTTTCTTTCTAAGCGCCACGACGTTTTCCGCACCCTGAGCCCCTCGGCCTAAGTTCTGGAAAACCGTTCGGTCGCCAGCTAGGTATTGCTCGGCCATGGCGGTGAGGGTTGCATCGTCCAGCTTGCCGCCATCTCCTGCGTTAGCGGTCCTTAAGTTACTGACTCGCTGGAGTGCCGCCTTGTACTCTGGGCTGTCTTTCCCATACCGCTCTTCGACCGTTTGTAGCATCGCCACCGAAGCGCCGCCCTGCTCGACGGCCTTGGCTTGCGCTTCCTCTTTCGCTGCGCGTGCGTTCTTTTCTTTCAGGTCCGCTGCGGCCTTCATCTGGTCCTGCCAGAACTTGGATGTCTCCAGCGTCGTCTTCAGCGCAGTGGGCGACAGACTTGCCATCTGTTCGGCCACTTGGGGCTTGACCATGCCCGACTCCACCAGAGCCTTGATCGTCGCCTGCTTTTTCGCGTTGAACTCGTTCAGCGCAACGTCCAGCCCCTTTTCTTTTGCCGTGTCGTCGTACTCCGAGAGCAATCCAGACAGGCTTTTGAGCGTGATGTCGGTCTGCTTTTGCATCAGGCCGAGCTTGGTCTCATCCAACGATGCGAGGCGCTCCTGCGCCTTGGAGGCGCGCTCTTCCAGCACGCCTTGCCGGTCGATAAGTGCCTGATAGCCGCGCGCCGAAATCTTTCCCTTGAGACTGTCGGCGGCGCTTTTCACGCCGTCGGGCGTGTTCAGGTTCGCCCCTTCTTGCAAAGCCTGCTGGACGATTTGCTGGTCCTGCGCTTCCTGCCGTTTTTGGTCGGTGTCCATCATGACGTCGGCGAGCTTGTAGGCGCGCGCGGCCTGTCCAATCGTGTCGACGAAAGGAGGTGCGTTGACACTCAGCGGCGTTCGCGTATCCGCCTGAGCGGGGATATTGGCAAAGGACATCGGGATCGGGTCCATGCGTTCCTCAGAGATACTGGCCAAGGTCTTCCTGGCCGAAGTTGGTTCCCGACCCGAATCCGTAGCTGCCGTCATAGGGGTTGGTGTACGTGTACGAGTTGTCGTTCACCCCATAAGACAACGTATTTGTCGGCGGGACGTAGGTCGCGGGATTCGTCGGCGTGGCCGCAGGAGCCGGCGTGCTTGCCCTTGTTGCCGCATCCAGCGCAGCATTGCCGATAAGGCCGTTGGCCGTGTTGCCAATGGCTGCTGTGATCGCATTGGCCGAGCCCACAGTTCCGGCGGCGTTGGCATTCGCCGCCTGTTGCGCGGCGTTCGCTTGCGCCCCCGCCGACCCCATCGTCCCAGCCGCATACGTCTGCGCTGCACCCAGCGTGCCCTCCCCGTAGGCTTGTCCGATGGCTTTTTGGATCTGTTCGGAATTGAGGCCATGCTGTGCAAGAGCGGCTTGCAGTTGGTCCGTGGAAATCTGGCCGGTGTGGACCATGTTTTGCAGCGCGCCTAGCGTGAGGTTGTTCTGCGCGAGCCACTGGTTGAATGCCTGCCCCTCGAACTGCGAGGCGATCCCCTCGGCCAGCGTTCCGGCGCCGTGAACAGCGTTGGAGCTCAGTTGCTGGCCGCCCATGGCCATCTGGTTGTTCATCGCCTGCAACCCTTCGTCTCGAGCGAAGGTGAACGCGGGCATGACGTTTTCCATGTCGGCCATGCTGAACGCGCGGTTGAACTGGCCGCCCGGAGCGAGCCCCGCCGACAGCGTATTGAGCGCCGCCTTGCCCGCATCCATGTACGGCTGCTGGATGCTGCGCTGCTCATTGAGCGTAGCGTCCGCGTATCCCTGCGCACTATTGAGGCCGCTCGCCTCAAGGGCCGCCTTTTCCTGATAGCCGCCCGCCAGAATGTTCGACGCCTGACCGTAGGCCGGAGTCAGGATGTCCGCGGCCTTCTGCGCACCCGCGGCGATCTGGTTTCCCGCCGACTTCGCAGCATCAGCGGAGATTGCACCACCTGCCACGTTCGCCGCGACGCCCGCGGCTTTGAGCAGGTTGTTGCCGATGGCGTTACCGGCCGCCCCCAGCATCTGGGTAATGGTGCTTGGCGAGACGCCCAGAGTTTTTGCGACCGATTGAATGGCGCTTTGCGGAGCCGCTCCTTGTTGGACGGCCTCTTGTACAGCTTGCGTGGCTTGAGCAGCCTCCGCAGGCGCCCACGCGGTCGTATCTATGCCTGCGTTGACGGCGCCAGCGGGAACCGTGCCGCTGGTGGACGCAAGATCGCTCATCGCGTCCATGCCGTTTATTCCAGTGCTACTTCCAACGCCAACACCCTCAGTGGTCCCGCCGACAGTTCCGGCCGTTGTTGCAGCATCTGCCGAAGTGGGCGCGCCAGCGATGCCAAGGTCGCCGAACATTCCCAGCTCCCACAGCGTGCCGCCAGAGATCAGCGCGAGCGCGATCATGCCCGCAGTGTCCAGAGCGCCGCCGTCGAGGTTCTTGCCCAGCCCCATGTAATCGCCGTTCATGCCGAACTCGGCGCGCTGCGCCAGTGCGGCGTTGTCCGTACCCGGCTGGTACTCCGCGATCATTTGCGGCGTGTAGCCGCCGTCTTGCTGGTTCGTCTGTACACCGAGGGTGGTGTAGTCCATCCCCCCAATGTTGGTGATGCCGTTCTCACCCGCAGCGATGATGCGGTTGACATCGTCTTGACTGAGGTTCTGCGTCGAAAGGGCCATATCAGAACGCCATCAGGTACTTGCCGTTGATCTGTCCGGCAGGAGAGGGAAGGCCGCCCATCGGCATGGGGTCAACGACGCGGCTGGTCATTGGCCCCGGAGCTGAAGGCATCACACCAGGCCCGGTGCCGGAATATCCGGCGGGCAGTGTTGCGTTCGCCAGCGGTGCCAGCGCAGGAGTCGAGGTCGTCATCGTTCCCATGGGACGCGGCGCCGCATTGAATGCCGGCCTCACTCCTCTGGCGGCGTCTACGTGAGGAGCCTGACGACCCGGCTGGGCGTTGTGCCACGCTCGGCCTTGTCCTTGCTGCCGCATCACGGCCTGCACTTCCTGCGGCGTCATCTGCACGCGCTGGCCGTTCAAGTCCTTGTACAGCGTGGGAAGCGCGCCGGTTGCGCCAGGAGCGCGCCCGGCTTGCGACGGAGAAAGCAAGCTGCCAAGCGCCGAGCCCATCGAAAAAAGAGATGAAGCGGCCTGCGCCGGTGCGGCGCCTGCGGGCGCGCTCATCGTGGCGGGTGCGGCAGGAGCGGCCGAAGGAATGGAACTATCGGGCGCTCCGATCCACGAGCCGTTGGCGTTCGTCTGGATGTTCTGGTTGGGGATGTATCCAATGCCCGGGATCATCGTGGAGTTGTTCTTGATCGCCGTGTACGCATCCATGCCTTCACCGGGAAACCATCCTGGGATGGTGGACGGGTCGGTCAATGACCATGCGGGACCGCCTGCGGTGGTCATGGCCCCCGATGGTGTTTGCAAAGCGTAGGTCATTTCATGGTTCCCTTCTGGGCTACACAGGCTCGAAGATTTCGTAAGCGACAACGGACGTGTCCGTCGCGCTTGCCGAAGTGATGGTGAAAGAAACCCCGGCCGACCTCGCGGTGACGGCCAGGGCTTGAGGAGTCGTGACCGTGCCCAGCGACTGCGCGGTCAGGATGATCCGGCTGTTGGCGGTGACGCTGGTGTTCGAAACCGTGGCAGAACCGGCAGACAAACTCACCTTGCCGCCGCTGATCGACTGCGCGGAATTCAGGCTGATCAGCGACAGGACGATGGACTGCAACTGCTGCAACCATCGCATCCAGCTTGTCGACAACTGACCGCCCTTCGCATCGACGGGTTCCTTGAACGGCGCGGGGCTTAAATTAAGCGGCACTTCTGATCTCCGCCGAACCGCTCATGACCGTGAACTTCACCGGATCGGTCATCGTCCACTGGAAGACGAAGTCACGTCCCGAGCCGAGCCGCCTCCAGATCGCTCGCGTGCGATACAAACCAACCGCACCGGCAGAGGTCCACTTCTCCGGACCGAAGGTGCGGCCACCGTCGCGCGAGACTTTCAGCACGATCTGCGGGTCGGAGCCTTGGCCTGTTTGAAGGCCGACACCCGTTTCCATATCCAGCCACAACTCCGCGACGCCGAATTCCTCGCCGCCCATCGACACATGGCGCGTTGCCACCTGCCGCTTGATCGCAGTTCCGTTGTCTGTGTAGGCCGTGGAGCTGAGTTGGTAGATGTTCCCGGTTGACGAGTCGGCGATGTAGTTTTGTGCGTTGAATGAAATACCGAGGTTTCCGTAATGCCTATCTTGCGGCGCAACTCCGGTTTGCACTTCGCACCATATGCCCGTGAGCGAGTCGTACAGGAACGAGCGAGCCGCCGTCGGAAAATTGATCTGGTACATCGGATGGCCGTCCACGATGTAGGTCAACGACGTGGCATCCGAGATCGTGGAGAACCCAGCGAGAATGTTCTCTATATCCGAGTTGCTCACGCGCGTGGGCGTGTAGCCGTTGAGCATCATCACCTGGACACCGCCTTGCGGGTTCTTGCCCAGAAAGATCATCGAGTTGTTAAGGAACTGCCTGCTGTATAGAGATGCCAGCCCCCACGTCTGCGAAGCGCCGCTGATTCTGGCAAATGGAAGCGGAGAAGTTCCCACGTCCTGCCAGAACTCGATGGACTGATCGCCCCAAAGAACGATGGCGCCATTGAGGACATCCACCGCGAGCAAAACGTCCGAAGAATTTTCCTTCGTCCCGAAAATCGGAAGGCTCGAAGCCGTCCACAAGGTGCAGTCGTAAGAGGCCGAGCAATAGAACTGCCGCGTCGCGGGCTTGTTCACGATCATGCGTCCATCGAGGAACGCGACCGTCGTCGCTCCTGCCGGCAAGTTGGCGTCGGCCGTTATCTTCCCGAACGAGCCCGCGGCATTCAGTGCGGACTGGTTGTACGAGCCCGTCACCAGCGTATAGCAGTACGCGTCATGGCCGTCGACAATCATCAACTGCACGCCGTTGTCCATCATGGACACGTAGGTGCTGTAGTTCGTCAAGGCTCCGAGATAACTGACGACCCCCGCCGTGCTCACCGAGTACAAGCTCACTCCGGTCACGACATACAGCACGCTTTGCACGACGTGCCAGCCGCGGATGGGGCCTAGAGGAAGCGTGACCCATGCCACCGAGCCGGGCGTTCCGCGAAGGATGGAGGTGTACTTGTCCCCATCCTTTCGGATGTCGTAAAAGCAATTCAGGCGGCGCTGGCGAGACACGGCCGCGCTGTAGGCATTGATGCCCTCACCGAACAGGGGAATCGGCTTCAATCCTCACCCGGCACAAAGTACAGGCTGGAGACTTCGGCGTCTTTCTTCTGCGCCACCGCCAGAGATCGCTTGAAGTTCTCCTCCATCTTGGGAGTCCACGCCGCGTGGAACATCGGGGATATTTCCGAAGACAGACCCCACGCAAGGGCCAGATACCACTCCTGCGGATACTCGAAGTTGTCCGTCGGCGAATTCAAGTCCTGAATCGGCTCCATGTACCTCAGAACGAGATACTTGGTCACGTCCTGCGCTGCACCGCAGTCGGTGTACAGGTTGGAGTTGGTGAGCTGGTTCTCGTAATAGATCGCGGTGGGGTCCGAGAGGTTGGTCGGGTCGGCCTTATTCGGAAGGATGTCGTAGTCCTTCACGTCGCGGATCAGGCGAATGGGCGTGTCGCTGTTGTTCTGGTCGCGCAGGGTCGCCGTCTCGATATACAGGGGCTGCTGGGCGGCGGTGGCGTATGCGAAGATCTGCGAGCCCTTGGACGCTTGCGCGTTCAGCGTTGCCGCGAGGTTGACGGTGCTGCCAACCACAGACGAGGCCGTGGTCCACTGCAGCGCCCCCGAATCGAGCTCGATACCGATGTTGTAGCCATTCGCAATGCCCGTAGCGCTTGAAACCACAACGGCACTTGCGCCGCTCGCAGCCGTGGCTGTGGTGGTGGTCGACGCAAAGCTGTTGGTCCATCCCGTTGCCCCCGGGCCGACGGTGTACTTCCCGGTCGAGCCAGATAGGAACAGGTATCCGAGCTTGCGCGTCCACACCTTCAGGCCCGGTGCGAAATCGGCTTTGCCCTGCCACTGCTTGACCAGCATGTTCAGAACGAACGAGCAGTCCGAGATTTCAGAGGCTGTGGGTGCTTCGGTTTCATCCAGCTTGCCGATGTTGAGCATCGCCTGCCGGATGATCTGGTCGCGAGTGACGGTAAACGAATACGTGCCGGAGGTGCTCACTTCATGGCGTTCAGGACAGCCTCCCAGACGGCTTCAACAGAAATATCGGCTTGGCACTGCGCCGTGCCCGTGGTTTCGTCGCGCTTGCAATGGTCCCAGCCGTAGTGCAGTTGGTGGCACGCAGGAGCCTCGTTGTTCCCGCGGCCCGGGCAAACGGTATTGGCCGATGCGATCGGGATGACTCGCTTCCAGTCGCGCGTGAGGTTCTCGTGCGTGGAGTGCGACAGCAGCGCGATCTTCGGCACATCCATGCAGGCTGCCGCATTCAGGACGCCCGTCTCTCCACCGATGACAAGGTCGCACTCCGCGAGGAACGACAGCGTCTGCCGAATGCCCCACTTGCCGCAGGTCTTGTGGATGCGCGGCTCGTTTTCCCAACCGGCCTCGAGCATCTCGCACTCAGGGCCGCCCACCAGAACGACGTGCGCGTCCTTGTGGTACAGCATGATCTTCGCAAGGATGTGGTCCAACCCCGCCCACGTCTTATGCACCGATGAGCCCGCCAGTGCCCACATGACGACCTTCTCGCCCATCTTCGCGCGGGTCTTCTTGGCCCACTGCTTTTCTTCTTCGGTGGCGTAGAACTGGACTTGCGGCTCGTGGGGAACGCCCGCGAGTTCGTGCGAGAACTGCACGTAATTGGCGTTCAGATACTTGTGCCGAAGGGATGCGGGCCATGCGTGCGTCGTGCGCCCCGGCATGGCGAGGAACGATCCCTCGACCGATTCGGACAGGTTCACGAACTTGTCGAACTTCTTGGCCTGGTACTTCCAGAAGTCCATGAGGTTGCCGTTTGGGACCTGATCCTTGTCGAACAGGACCAGCTTGTCGATGTGCGGGTCGTGCAAGATCACGTCCGACCCCGGAGGAGAGGCAAACACCGTGACGTGATAGCCCTGATTCTTCAGGCCCGCCCACACGGACGAAGCCATCATCAGGTCGCCGAACGCGCCGTAGCGAACGACACACGCCGTCTTCTTCGGCGGCTCGTTCAGGTGGCTATAGGCGTTGGTGCGAGAGTTGGTCTTCTTGAAAATGAACAGCAGCGAGTATTCGTCGTCGGCGTTTCGCTTCTGGTAGTCGATCAAGTCCCAGCCACGAAGATCCTCCATTGCGGCCAGCACCTTGCCGTAGTTCACGTTCCACTTGTGGTCGGGATTGGCGTGCGGCTCGCCCACCTTGGGATATTCATCCTCGTCCGGCAGATACAAGATCATGTAGCCGCCCTGCTTGACCAGGCGCCACCATTCCTTCAATGCGGCCGGATAGTTCTCGATGTGCTCCAGCAGGTGAGAGGAGAACACGAAATCCATGGACTGTGAGCCGAAGATTTCCAGCCGCTCGGCCGTGTCCACCATGACGTCGGGCTTGACGGAAAAGCCGAACTGCTCATGGTGCATGTTGTCCACGGAAATCGCATGGGGGAGCACCTTGAACTCTCCGGCGCCGATATCCAGTCCTCGGCCCTTCAGGTAGGGCGCAACTTCCCACACGATCTTTTTTGATTCGGGCGTGTAAGGCAGGTCCGCGCGCCACGTCATTGCACGTCTCCGGCGAATTCGGGAAGCAGCTTCCACAGCTTGGCCTCACCGCGCATGATCTCCTGGCCCCTCAATCGTGCGAACGCGGTTCTAACGTGTTCCCACACCTGGTTGTTGTTCTGCGCCTCACGGTAGACGATGGGCTTTTCCATCGGGCCGCCGGAAAGCAGTGTCTTCAGGAACTCGACGGCGCTGCGGATCTTCAGCTCCTGCTCCGTGTCAGGCTTGCTCTTGGACTTTCGAGATGCCCGATTGATGACGGCCTCGGTCTCGCGGGCGTTTCCGTCGCTGTCGAACAGAATGCCGTTTTGCTCATGGCGAGCCCACTCGTGGCCGACGATGGTTCCAAAGGGTTGGGAGCGATTTAGTTTCATGGTGCTGGTGTGTAGTTGCAGCGCAGCGTGTTGTCGTGCGCGAGTTGTCGATGCACGTCGCAAAGTCGCATGAATTCGCGCTCCTCTTGTCCCGACGCCCACAAGCCCACGGCGAGCATCACACCGAACACTGGAGACGCAGACCCCGCTCCGGCAAGCGCCATGAGGTTGTTCGCCGCAGCTCCTGCGTAAAGTGAGGACTGCGCGTGCAGCGCCTGCGTTCTGGCAGGCTCGGGCTGCGTGTCTGCGATGGCCGTTGCAATGCCCTTCAGGGCGCACGATGCAACCGGCCCCAGCGGGTTGACTTCGGACAGGCCGAACGCCAGCGCCGCGCCAGTGGTGACGCAATCGGCCGCATCGGCAGCAAGAGCCCCATCCTTCGCGTCGGCAAAGGAGCTGCCGGCCGCAAGCAGCGCGAGGCAGACGATGAGGCGGCGAAGCATCAGGACAGCCCCAGCAGGTTCTTGATCCACGCGATCACGCCCGTGGAGCTGGTGTCGGTCGGAGCGGCCAGTTCGCCAACAATCTCCCCGCGTTGCAGACGGCCCGCAAGGATGAACAAATCGTCGGCCTCCTCCGAGCTGATCGCGGCCATCTGGCAAAGATTCAGCACCGATGGGTCATTGCGGTCGAACGTTGGTGAGCTCTCGAAGTCCGCTTGTGCCAGCGCGCGCTGCGTCGCATCTGGGATGGCTGCAATCGCCGCAAGCACCTTGGACAGCAGCCCCGACAGGATCAGCGCCTTCATGCCGAAGCGGCGCTCCACCGATTGGGGAACGCCGTTGATTTCGGCGATCACTTGTCCCTGCTGCGCAAGCTGGGTCTGCAAGGTATTGAGTTGCGACACGGCTGCGTCTCGCGCCGCGATCGCTGCGTCCCTGTCTGCTTGTGCTTGGGTGACTGCGGACAGTGCGCTTGTGTTCAAGGTCGAACTGATGCTCGCCAGAAGTGTTGCATCTGTCAGTGCGACAGGCCGCGGCGCTTCCATCCAGCGACGCACCGAGCCGTCATCTGCGGTGAACGTGGTGAGATTGGCAAGGTGCGCGCCCTGCAGATTTCCGGACTCGTCCCAGCGCACGAGGAATTCGTTGATGGTGGAGGTGGTAGTTGCCATGTCTCGTCCTTAGCCGAACTGCGTGACCGTGTAGCTGGTGGCGTTGCTTGTCACATCGCCATGAACGGTGCCACCTCCGGCAGGTGCGGCCCCCAAGGTCGGGGCGCTCAAGTCTGTGACGCGGTACGTCATGCCATCACCAGCGGTGGATGCGGCAGGAAGAGTCGATACCGTGAACGTAGTGGCTCGGCGCACGCCGCGCAGCAACAAGTCGCCCGCAGTGTTGCTGGCAGTGCCGTTACCCACTGCAATGGTCGCCGCGGCAGTGCGCGACATGCCCGTGTCTAGCGTCTGGTCGGCTCTCGCGGTGGAGGCCCACGCAAAAACGCAGTCGGACCTGACTCTGAGATTGGGATTGGCGAAGTAGTAGTTGGTCGCCGTGGTGCCGGACGAACTGCAAAACGAGAATTCACTGTTGAACGGCCCAAGAATCATTAAGCTCTGTCCGTCCCCAATCTGCTTGTGGGACGGAATGCTGATGTTCCCCGAGGTGTCGAACGACACGGAGCCGCCGTATGCACCCCCGTTGACCGACGACGAGAACACGAGAGAGCCTGTCGGAGCGGTCGTGCCTTGCACGGGCTGCACTTCGGCGATGAAATCAACCGACTGCGATGCAGCCGTAGCCGTCGTCTTCCAGCCGAAACCGCGCCAGCGAATGCGCGGGCTGAATTGCTGGTTGCTCGCGCTCGCCGCACTGGAGGACGCCAGCACGGCGCCGTCAGTGGACGTATTCGCCGTCGTCGCGTAGCTGAATGTCTGGAAGCCGCCCGTCGTGTCGAATGTCCAGTTCGGAACCGCAGCAAATGCCCCGCTGATGTTGCCTTGGAGTTGGCCGCTCGAGCCGCCGGGCGTGCCGCCACCTGTGGAACTGAGAACCCCAGAACTTAGCGTGAGGTTCGATCCAATCGATATCGCCTCGATGCTTCCAGTTCCAGCGGTGCTTCTTCCGAGCAACTTCGCTGTTGCCATCGTGAAGCCAGAAGCCGTGATGTCCCCAGAAACCGAGCCGCCGCCCGTCGAAGGAGGCCACGTCGTCGGCAGCACCGGCACGACGATGAAGTTCTGGTCGTAGTACGCGCCTCCCTGAGCGTAGTAAATGTTCCCTACGTCATTCGTGTACCACTGATACGGCTGTGACGGGTCGAACGCCATCTACTCGAGATCCTTAAGCTCGTGCGGCGCATAGAGGCGAAGAAGCTCCTTGGCCCACTCGACCTTATCTGAGACGCGCTGTCCCCACGGCTGACTCGAAGACCAGAGCTCTAGGTTTTCTATCCGGTTGTCAGTCTTCACGCCGTTCTTGTGATGGACGTTTTCTCCCGGCAACAACGACCTGCCGAGATGAACCTCCATAACGTGGCGATGCTCGGCAACCTGTTTGCCAGACACGGAGATCAGCCGATAGCCATGAATATTGCAAATCGTCCCATAACCATTCGGAAGCCTCTTCCTGAACGTCACGTCGCCGTTTCGTTTCGCGATCGAATAGTGGTTGGCGCAATATCCCCGTGCATGCTGAATAGCGCCGCATCCTTCAACCTTGCAAGTCCCTCTTTGATGCCGAGGCTCAATGCCCTTTTCTCTACGCTTCTGTTCCTGCAGGTGCTTGCTGCACTTGGATCGACCTTTGATGGGACGACCGCATCCATCTACAGAGCAAACGGTGCTTCTGTATTGACGGACGACCTTGAACGACTCGAGTTTCACCATCTATCGCCAAAAATCACAATCGATCAAGCATGTTGTTCCGCTCTACAAACCCGGTCTTGCCATCTTCATCGACGGCATCGCCGTAAAAGTGGTCGATGTGCTCTCCCGTGTAGACGTCATCGGCACCGAGCATCGCGCGGCGCGTGTAGCCGCAGTCGAACGCCTCGGCGTTGGTGTCATGGCTCACATCGGTTTGACCAGCCACGGACATCGGCATCTGGTGGATGCGCGAGCGAAGCTGGTTGTCCAGCTCCATGCCCGGGGGAAGCTGATTGAACTTCGGTCCAATCGGACCCATCGCTTCTCGATTGGTCTCGTGCAGGAATCCTGCATCGCCCGTGTTTCGCGCCGCTCGTGCGCTGGTCCACTCGTGACCGTTTTCCTTCGCTGCCGGAGCGAGGATCTGGAACTTTTCCTGCAGGCCCTTCATGTGGGCTCCTCAGAACAAGGTACAGGGCTCGCGCCCTGTACCCCCTACTTCACACCATCATTCCTTGATGTCGCGCGGCTTGGGCATCCAGCCGTCGCCCGGATACGAGGTGTCGGTCACCGTTCGCATCGGCATGTCATGCACTTCCAGCATTGCCTGGTTGTTGATGTCCATGCCCGGCGGCAGGAAGTTGAACTTCGCGTCCTCGCCGTAGGGCGTGTCCGCCTTGTCCAGATAGCCGTCCGTGATGAATCCGGACTTCTCGCCGATGTCGTCGTGCAGTCCGTCAAGACCGTTGATCTTGGCGCTCACATGGTTCATCGGCTTTGCCAGCGTCTGGTCCGTGCCTTTCAACTGGCCGTGGTAGGAGCCGCCGCGGTTGCCGTAGCTCACGTCCTTCGGGGGCTGGCCCGCACGCACCGTGTCGGACTTGACCTGCGAATACTGCTTCTTGGTCGTGGTGTTGTTCATTGCCATGTCATTTCTCCTTTAGGCAGTGACGTTCGCGTTCGGCGAGACGCCCAGCTCGAACGTGATGGCGGCCTTGCCGGTGGCGTCCGACAGCGACAGGGCAGCGATCACATCGCCTTGCAGCAATGCGGCTCCGCCCGCAGCGGTCGAAAGCGTGACGTTGGCCGTGGTCCCAGCCGCGCCCGTGCCGAGCGTGGAGGTGGCAAGCGTGGAGGTGGCCGTGCCGCTGATCTTGATGATCGAAAAGCCGTGGCCGGCAGCCGTGCCCGCGGTCGTGACCGTGAGCTGGGCGGAATACGCCTGCAGCGCAGTGAACGCGGCGAACTTGCCGTATTGCGTGGTTGCACCGCCGCCCGCTTCGACAGGGCCGGAGCCCCAGCGCGCGAGATAGACGGGGTTGTCGTAGGCAGCTTGTTTGGTGGTCATGGTTGTTTCCTTTCAGAACCGGCTTACGCCAAGCTGTCCCACTTCACGATTCGGGCATTCGATGCAAGGGTATGCACGATGCCGAAGCCGCCGAGGTAGTACCACGCCACACCCTTCGAGCGGCCGTAGTCGCTCGGAATCTTGCCGCGCATCTCCTCGGGAACAGCGATCGCCTCGGCGACGGTGTCGTTACCGAAGAAGAACATCCAGTCCGACTTGCCGTTGGTCCAGGTCGTCTGCGTGATGCCGTCCGTGCCCGTGCCCTTGGCGATGTTGGTCTGCTCGACGTAGCGCACGTTCTCGTAGCGGCCGATCTCGCCGTTCATGATCAGCTTGAAGCCGGTATCCGAATACTGGTGGATCGTCTCGAGGTTGTTCTTGAACGAGCGCAGGGTCGTCGGCCATGCCAGCGCGTAGTAGTCGTCGCCGAGATATGCAGGAATGTTTCTTTCCTTCATCGTGTCGACGATGGACTTCGCGTGCGCGTTGTTGAACGCGACGTTGTTCGTGCCGGTGACCGTGCCGTTGGTGTACAGCGTGATTGCAGCCGTATCCGTGCCACCCGTGGGGATGGCGCGCAGCAGCGTCTGGTTGAATTGCGTCCACGCCAAACGGTCGAACGTCTTGACGGCGTCGTTCTTCAGAACCTTCTGGATCAGCTCCTGCACCGGGAACTTCGACAGGTTGTCCAGCTTGCCGGAGTACGGCACGCTGTTGCCCGCTTCACTGATCGTCAGGGTGCCCTGCGTGATCGTGAAGTTCGTCTCAGGCATCGTGTTCGTTTCCACGAGGTTTCCACCAGCGGTGGCCACATCAGAGAACACGTCCCAGGTGAAGATGTCACCCTTCTTCTTTCCTTGCTGCGACGCATCGCGAACATCGGCGAATTGGCGGAACTTCACCAGCGGCTGAACCGCCATGCGAAGCACGTTGGAGAGTTGGCGGCTATACATGAAGCCGCCGAGGCTGTTAACAGCCCAGACTTGACCAGCCATTGCTAGTCCTTTGCTACGTACAAAATGGGTTTCAAGCGCGCATCCACTGAGGACCGCCTCGGGCTTTCGCGATATTCGCGATCACCTCGCGCGGGTCTTCCTCGCCCTCGTCTTCCCTCGCGGCTGCCGGCGCACGCGAATTGGCCGGCTTTGGAGGTTGGGGGGCTGCGGCTTTGCGCTGTTGTCGATCCGCCGATTGGTCCGGGGCCGCGGGCTGCTCCTCGGCCGCAGGCTTGACAAGACCCGAGCGCCATGCCCGGATGTCGTCGCCGATGGCCTTGTAGCGTTCCCAGTAGCCTCTCTTGTCCCCTTTGGCTACGAGGCTCTGGTCCGTGCTCAGGGCCAGATTTCGCAGCACCGGGTCAGAGAGCACGTCTGCGTACTCCGACTTGAACCGATTGATCGCGTCGTTGAAGGTCAGGCGCTCGTCCACTGTGCGGGCCAGCTCCTCGGCGTTGAGCGCCGGACGCTGGGGCTGCTGCAGTTTTTCGAGAGCGGCCATGGCCTCTTCTTCGTCGCCCATTTGTATGGCGCGGACCAGCGCCCTTCTCTCTTCGAGAAGATCCGCCTCTGTCCGCCCACTTTCGCGGGGAGGGACTTCGCGGGTATTCAGTTGCTCGGCTTCGCGCTTCAGGCGAGCCGCCTCTCTCAGGTACTCGTCGGCGGCCTCGACCTTGCGGGCGCGCTCGACCATTTGCTCTTCGGTGAACTCACGCTCGACGCCATTGACCTTGAGCTTGTAGGTCTTTGCCTGAGGGTGTTCCTGGACGGGTTCGAGCGGCTTTTCCTCGGCCTGCTTTTCCTCGGGGTCTTCCTGATTGGCCTCTTCCTCGGCGCGGGCCAACTCCTGGCGCGTCGCGTCGTCCAGTTCAAACTCCGAGGTGGTGCCGTCGTCGTTGACCGACGCGAGTTCGTCTTTGCGGTCGGCGTCGTTGGCATCGGCAATCTGGTTCAGGAACGCAACGCGCGCGTCGTTTCCTGTCCCGACGGCTTCACCGCCGCCATCGTCGCCGGGCTCGTCAATTCGATACAAGCGGGCAAAGTGTTTTTTGATCAGCATTTACATTCCTTCAGGCTCTTCGTCCTCGAACTGGCGATGCTCCAAGACCTTCGTTGCCTGAAGACCTTGGGAAATCGCCTGCGTCAACCACTGTCGAATCCGCTCCGGGACTCGCACATTCATCTGCGCCGCCACCACCGCCTTGGCATCCGTGGCGTCCACTTCCTTCAACTGCTCGATGGCCGCCTCGTAATCGAGGTCCAGCCTCTGCGCGATGAATCGACCCACGTCCGATCGCATGAAGGCATCGACCTGCTCGCCTAGCACGGCCTGCTCCACAAGCACTTCGGTTTGCTGGATGAAGTCCTGATTCATCGCTCCACTCCAACGGGCCGCGGCCGGGTGGCCTCGATCAGCATCTGGTGTTTCTGATCAGCCGCCTTCTCATGCAGCGCGCGCCAATGCGTGGCCAGTGCGCGCTTGTTCGCGCCGTCCTCGCGCATGGCGGCGATCTCGCGCTTGTTGGCTTCCTTGACCTGAGTCGTGGCAAGGGCCGTGTCGCGCCCGACCATGATCTTTTGCGCGGCGATCTGGTTGGCCTGCGTCCTGTCGGCAACTTTCTTTTGCAGTTGCTGGATGATTCCCTGCATCTGCTGCACCTGCTGCTGGAGCATGAGCACGTTGGGGTCCTCGTTTGAGAAGAAGCGCGAGCCGTCGGCGTACCCCAGATGCCCGAACACTTCTTTCATGACCTCTTTCAGGTCAAGTCCCGGGATGGGACGCTGCAGGATGCTTGACAGGGACTGCATCGCCGTCATGAATTTGTTCAGGCGAGCCGTCGGGTCCGTGGCTCCCATTCCGACATTGACGTTGATCGTGAGCTCTCGCTTGAGCAACTCGTCCAGATTCGGGTTGATTCCGTACTTCTGGAAGATGTTGGCTTTCTTGGCGGCCAAGGACATGACAACAACGTCCGTCTCATAGGCTTGCTCCAGCCTTGCCAGGTGCCGCAGAACCGGCTGCACGAACGTCTCCACGTAGGTGCGAAGCAGGTACTCCACCAACGTGCCCTGCGAGTTGCCAAGCAGCGCCATGTTGCGGGCCGGGTTGTTGGCCGCTCCATTCATCATGAGGCTGGCGGGATTGAAGTTGCCGAGCAACTCGTCCATCTCCATCCCCAGTCCCTGCGCCTCCTGGAACACGGACGCGGTGATGTCGTTCCACGACAGCTCGCGCACGTCGGTCTGCGGGTCATCCATCATCACGACGCCGCCCGCTACGTTTCTAACCAGCCCCTGAAGGTCCACGTCCTTTCCGCGCTTGACATAGAACTTCTTGTTAAGTGCGAGCTTGATGTTGTCCAGGCGCTGGTTGGCGAGCTCGTTCGTCTCGTCGGCCAATCCTCGCGCCAGCGTCGGAATTGCCGCCGGCAGAATCTTGTGCGTCTCCAGATTGCACACTCCCAGCACGTAGGGGCGAATGCCGTGCAGGCAGACCTCTTCGAGCGGGACGGGATCGCACAGCATGGCCCGGTCGCCGATGGTGTAGAAGTCCCAGTCCTTGCCGTCCTTACGGTGGATGTGTCGCTGCACCCACACGATCTCGTACTCGCCGATGCTGCGCGTGTCGGAGCTGTAGGGGTCGTCCTTGTTCTGCTGTCTCGTTGCGCGGGTGCTGTCCGGCGTGATCTCTCGCGCCGCGGCGATAGCGTCCTCGCCCACCTCGAGCCACTCGCCGGACTCGATGCGCTCGCGCACGTCCATGACGTACATGGGCATCAGGTGAATCCAGTACGGGGAGGTGTTCACCGGATCGATCCAGCTTGCGCCCGGGTCAAAGCGAACGTTCTCCAGCGGGATCAGGTCGATGCAGGGCTTGTCCTTCACAACGCGTTGCTGAGTCGCGGCGGGGATTTGCATGGGCGTCGGCGCAGCGGCCTCGATCAGTTGGCCGTCCTTGTTGGCTGCCATCGCTCCAGCGGGTATTGCCGCCTGCTCCGGGAATTCCTCATCCACCGCCTGCTGCTCTTCGCTGTGGACTTGAGACTCGGGTTCAGGCTGCGCCTCGACGGGCGATTCCTCCTGCTCAAACTCCCAATACACATGCGCGCAGGCGGCTTGCTGTTTCTGTGCGTCCTGCAGTCCGCCAAGCACCACCTGGAACCACGGCACGCTCTTTGTGAGGCGGTACTGAAGCAGTTGCTTCATCAGGTCTGCCGAAGCGCACTCGACCTTGTCCGTCGGGTCCATCGCATCGGCAGACACAACATCCATATTCGAGAAGAACGCCGCGGCGGCTGCTGCCTCGTTCTTTCGCATCACGGTTCGAATGCGCGGCCGATAGACGCGGCTGCGCTTGTCGTAGGCCGGCTGGTTGTACTTGGACTCGGCCGGGTGCTGGCTGTTGAAGGCGCGAAGGCCGTCTTCCCATTCCTTGCGGAAATTGGAGTCGAAGTAGTTGGTGCTCGACTCGAACGCGCGTTGCGCACGGCGCAGCCAGTCGCGCAGCTCCAACGACGCGCCGCCGTCCGAGCCTTCGCCAGATTGCGCCGTCGGCGGCTTGTTGCGGGAGTCGGGCTGCATGGACATGGAGTCAGGCCTTGTCCTGCAGGTGCATGAACTCGCCATTCCACGAGCCGCGCGCAACGCCGCAGCGCTCGAGCAACTCACCGCCGCCCATGACGATCGCCTTTTCAAGCTCGGAGACGGAAGCTGCCTTGGCCGCATCTACCGTGTAGCCGTACCTGCCGTCGGAGATGGCCATGTTCTTGATGACCAGCGTCATCCCCGGCGCCCATCCGACGCACCAGACGTGCGCTGGGTAGTGGTCCGTGAGCTTTTGAGCGGCCATCTTTGCAATCAGCTCCATCTGCCCCGTCTCCTTGTCGACGGAGCCGACTTCCACGGTTTGGATATCGGCGCTGTTGTCCATCAGCCCTCGTTGATGCCAAGGACACGCTCGGCCGCGTGCAGCAGCTCTTGCGCCTTGTCTTCCGCGGTGAGTGCGCCGCCAGCGGGCGCCAGCGATTCGGATGTGGGCGTCACGCTTGCCGCGCCAGCCGCGAAGATGGCTCGAAGCGCCGCGATGTGACTGTCGGCCGCAGCGGTCTTGTAAAGGGAATCCAGCTCGAAGTCGTCCATGTCCGCTCTTTCAAGTACCTACAGTTCCGTCGCCGTAAAAGCCCGTGTTGCTCTTGTCCGTGGAGTCGAACTTGCGACCGCCCGAGAACTCGTAGATGCCGTGGTCCGGGGCGTTGAACTCCGTCCCCCACGCTCTGGTGACCAAATCCAGCCACGAGACGTTCTTCGTCGTCACCTTCGAGCCAAGGTTGTTCAGTTGCGCTTGCGTCGGCGGGCGGTAGCTCATTGCATTCCTTCGGGAGACTTGTACGGCTGCCACGCATAGACCCTGCCGCCGCAAGTCACCACTTCAGCGTCTTTGGGTTCATCGGGAAGCGACGGGACATGCGGAGCATGCAGAGAGTGCGCCATCTCGAAATCGGCGATGCCGGTGATGTCGATCCAGTGGCCCGTTTCGCTCATTGCGCGGCCTCGCAAGACAGACGAATCTCGTTGGTGCTGTCGATGACGAATGACAACTCTGTGCGCGCACCCGGTTCCACACGCCCGAGGACATCTACGGCAGGACCTCGGCCACCGATCAGCACCACGAGATCTTCGGTGGACTCGCCATCGGTCTGGACGATGATCTTTCCGGAGATCGCCATCACACGTACTCCGGCTCGAGGTAGCGGGCCTCGCGGTACGTCGGAGGGCGCGGCTCCATGTCATAGATGCGCGAGGCGGCGTCTACGACGTCCTTCAACCCCATCGGGAAGTAATGAACCTGCAGCTTGAATTTCTCGCTGAGGTCATAGACCTCGTTGTTCTCGTTCTTGCGCTTGATCGGCTTGGCGATGCGGTAGCTGTAGCCTTCGGACTCCATGCGGCGCTGCACCGCGGTGAGGTTCTTTTCGTCCGTGGCATACGGCAGGTACAACTTGTGCGCGCGGATGTCCGGGCTCAGGCGCTGCACGCGATCGGTCTTGGAGCCTTCGGTGTTGCGCGGCCACGCCAGCTCCATGATGTCGAAGTGCACTTTGTGCAGCTTTTGCTGCTCCTTGAAGTAGTCAAGGTCCGCCTGCGCGCCGAACGCCTCATAGCCAACTTTGACCTGCTGCACGCCGGGAGCCTGCTTCCAGCGGATGTAAAGGCGCGCCAGGTGCTCCCACCTCGCGCGCAGGTCCATCTTGTGCGCGAAGCCATCGAGCAAATACTTGTTGTTTGCGTAGTCCACGCCAATGGCAAGCATCGCTGTGTCGGCACTGTCTTTCTTCACCGAGCGCGCCGGGTCCACGAGGATGTACACAGCCAGCGTTTCCGGGCGCACCTCGTAGACCTGCAAGTCCTCGACATCGAACATGCGCTGATGCCCCGCGATGGGGTTTTGCAGCATCTGGCAGGCAATGTCGCTTTCGGTCTGGTTCCTCACCCGTTCGTCCCACGCCGCCCGCGTGAAAAACACGGGCTTGCCATCCACGGTTCCGTCCTTGGTGGCCGGATAGATGCGAGGCTGCAGCGCGCCGCGCTTGAGCATCCAGTCGTAGGCATCGGCGTAGCTGTAGCGCGTTCCGATCACCCACTGGCGGCCCTCTTGCACGCCCAGCGACTGGCTCAGCGAATAAGCGTCGATGGATTTCTGGATCTGCTCGGGAGTGCTGACCGATTCCTTGGTCACGACGTCGTCGTACACCCGCAGCTTGTAGTGCATGCCGGTAGGCATCCCCTCAACCAGACCCGACGCATCGACGGTGGGCTCCTTGGGGTTGCCCTTGCGCCTGACGATGATTCCTTCAGTGCTCCACGCCGGCGCCTGCTTGCCCGGGTTGTCCCACACGATGTCCGGAAATATCTTGCGCAGCTTGTCGTTGGACTCCAGCTCACGCTTGATCTGCGACAGGAACAGCTTGGCCTGATCCCCGGTGTGGCTGAAGATGCCCACCGTAATCTCGGGGTCGCGCAGGATTTCCTGCAGCACGCCGCCGAAGGTGATGATCGTGGACTTGTAGTGCTCGCGCGCCCACAGGTCGATGTGGTTGTCCGGGCTTTTTTCGACCTCGCGGCAGCGCTCATACAACCACGGATGCAACAAGTCGGTCCGCCCGCACACCTGAACCAGCAGGAAGTAACGATCCCACTGGCACAGTGCGCGAACCATCTCCAGGTTCTTGCCCCGGTTGGATCGGCGGTCCCACTCATCGAAGACGTCCGCGAACGGGACATCCAGCATGCTCACGCCGTCGTATTTGTGCAGCGCGCTCACGCCGCTCCCCGCACCATGGACTTCAGGGCCGAGGAATCGCGAAACTCGATGGGGCCGCCATCGGCTCCGACGTGCTCTTGGGTGATCTTGTCGCCGTACTTCTTGGGCGCCACCTTGGATGCGTACCACTTGCGCGCATCCACCCTCAAGCGATTGCGAGCCACGGCAGTCGCATCAAACGCTACTTCGACATCGTCTCCATCGCCGCTCTTGAGAGTCACACAGTCCTCGTCGGCAATCTCGACGATTTGCTCGGCATAGAAATCCGCCTGTTCCTCGCGTGCGCGCGCGTACTGGTTAGCGAAGGCGGGGAAGTCTGCCAACCACTTGAACACAGTCGTCTTGGTCGGCATACCCTCATCGGAGCAAATCGAGCGCAAGCTCTCTCCAGCCGACAGGCGAAGGCAAATGGCATCGGCCGTCTCTTGCTTGAAGGACGACGGCTGGCCCGTTGGCTTCTTCTTGTTGGCCGGAGGCTTCTTGGCGGTCACTGTTGGTCGTAGTCCTTGGTGACAAGGAGGTCTTCGTCGCCATCACTGATCCAGCCAGCGACGCAGCCGATGGTTTCCGCGCGGCCCTGCAGGTCGGTAACGATGCTTTGAAGCCGAGCAAAACCTTCCGGCGCAGAGCCGAGAAAGAAATATCCGTTAGGCGCCATCTCCTGAGCCAAGTGGGAGTAGCCGCCCTGAGGGGCTACAAAGCCACTCGAGGATGAAAACAGACGCCGCTCATGCTCTTGCAGTTGTGCATCGAGCATCAGTCGTCCCCGCTATACCCAGCGTAGCCGTTGTAAGCCGTGCGCGGTCCATAAGCGTCACGCTCGCCCACTGCGGCATACAGGCGCATTCTTGCGGGGAGGTTGCCGTTGCCGTTTCGGGCGATCACCGCGTCAAGCTCGTGGGAGCCGGTGAAGTTCGGCGTGCCCCTCCAGTCCTTGGGGCAGCACTCGTGATTCGGGCAATTCGGCGCGGCTTTCATCAAGCTCCTTCGCAAAAAGGGCGCACTAAGGCCCTGATGCTTTGCTCGAATCTATTTGTCGCGCGTCGAAGTTAGTAGGGCAGAAATTGCTTTTGCGATTCTGTGTTCACACCGGCTCGGCGACATCATCCAAACCGGACCAGCCCTTTGTGATCGGGACGCTCGCTTGTGGCTGCTCCCTTGTGTAGTCCGCCTCGAATTCAGCAGCGGTCAAGTACAGGTCGCGCCCTCGGTCCTGCACGTAATAGCCGCCTGCCTTGGCCTCTTGCGAATAGATCCACGCCGACCAGACGTGACGGATGTGGCCGCCTTCCAATTGCACCTG